AATTGCTCGTTACGCAGGCGCTACACAGAGGGCATTCGGTGGCACTGTAACCACGTCGGGTGGGTACACAATCCACACATTTAATTCTTCAGGGTCTTTTGTTACAGCAGTTCCAAAAGCAACAGGCGGAACAATCAAGTTTAGTGGTGGGTATTTTTATCACACATTTTTATCTGATGGAACGTTTGCACCAACTAGTGCTTTAACTGCACAAGTATTGGCAGTCGCTGGGGGCGGTGGCGGTACAACTCAACACGGCGGCGGCGGTGGTGCGGGTGGTTTAATTTATAGCTCAGCAATCAGTCTTGCAGTAACAAATTACACAGTTACTGTTGGTGGCGGCGGTGCTGGTGGTGTTGCTGGTGCAAGCACAACTAGGCCCCAAGGTGGCACTGGTTCAGATTCAGTTTTTGGTACTGCAACTGCAAAAGGCGGTGGCGGTGGCGGTGCTTATGGCGCTAATCCTACTGGCACAACAGGAGGCTCAGGCGGCGGCGGTGCGGCAACTGATCAGGGTGGTAGTAATAGAAATGCTGGTGGTACTTCAAATCAAACTAGCCCAACAGATTTTACAGGTTATGGAAATGCTGGAGGCTCAGGCCCACAAAATAGCGCAAGTAATTACCGTGCTAGTGGTGGCGGTGGTGCTGGCGCAGTGGGTGGTTTGGGACAAGAAGCAACAAGTGGTTCAGGTGTTGGTGGTGTTGGTGTAGATACTTATTCTGCTTGGGCTTCTGCAACTGGAACTGGCGCTAGTGGTTATTACGCAGGTGGTGGTGGCGGTGGAGCCAATACTGGTGCTGGCGCTGGAGGTGCTGGTGGCGGAGGCGCTGCTGGAAATAACGGTGAAACTGGTACTGCTGGGACAGTTAATACTGGCGGTGGCGGTGGCGGTGCTTATAGTTATGCAAGCAATAACGGCGGCGCAGGTGGCTCAGGCATTGTTATAGTACGTTATCTAGCATAAGGGGAGAACATGTCAAACGTAACAAAGATCAAAGAAACCAAATCGACACAATGCTTTTCATATGAAGTCAATATGTTAGTGCATGTCATCGCAGATAATGAAGAAATCGCCAAGTCTCAATTAGACGAAAAGGGTGGCATTGTCACCAAACGCGATGTCAAGTTAGTGAATACCGCAACGCTTTACGGCGAAGAAAAGGACAAAAAATAATGGCACATTGGGCAAAAGTAGAAGACGGCGTAGTCACCCAAGTTAACGTGGTTGAGGACGATTTTCTTCAAGCAAACCCCGACCGTTACACAGGCACTTGGATAAAAACTTCGTACAATACGATTGGCAACACACACGTTTTAGGTGGAACACCATTAAACAAGAACTACGCTGGCATTGGTTATACTTGGGACGGTGTTGGGTTTGCAGCTCCTCAGCCTTTTGCTTCTTGGACAAAGAACGCAGAGACTTACCTTTGGGAAGCTCCAACACCAATGCCGACAGACGGCAAACCATACGACTGGGACGAGGACACCCTTTCTTGGATTGAAATGCCAACAGAATGAAAAAGGTCGGGGGACCAATGAGATTTCACGTCGTATCACTTCCACACACAAACACAACTAAAGACTTTACAAGCTGCGCATTCACCGAAAAGGTGAGGCGCTTTTGCATCATGATGACAGACCTTGGGCATGAGGTCATTCTGTATGCTGGCGAGCAGAACGAAGCGCCAGTGACAGAGTTGGTCCCTTGTATCAACGAGAAGCAACGAGAAGCTGCAACTGCAGGCGGTCATTACACGACAGCCTCTTTTGACACAACACTGCCGCACTGGCAGATCTTCAATGCAAACGTCGTTCGCGAGATGACAACAAGACTGCAACCAAAAGACTTCATTTGTCTGATCGGTGGCTACGCACACAAACCAATCGCAGACGCTTTCCCTGACCACATGTCAGTGGAGTTCGGCATTGGCTACGGTGGCACATTTGCGCGGTACCGCGTTTTCGAGTCCTATGCATGGATGCACTCGGTCTATGCAGGACACAAGAATCCAACCACAGTAGATGGCAACTTCTTTGACGCAGTAATCAACGGATACCTCGAGCCTGAGATGTTCCCAGCTGGCAAAGGCGACGGCGACTACTACTTTTTTATTGGCAGGCTGATCGAGCGAAAAGGCTACAACATCGCACAAGAAGTCTGCGAGCGCCTCGGCAAGAGGCTCATCATCGCGGGCCCTGGTCAACCAAACGGCGGCTATGGCGAGTTCATCGGCAACATTGGCCCCGAAAAGCGGGCAGAGTTGATGGGCGGCGCGATTGCGTTGTTTGCACCGACCACCTATATCGAGCCATTCGGCAACATCGTGGTCGAAGCTCAGACTTGCGGCACTCCAACCATCACAACCGACTGGGGCGCTTTCACTGAGACCAACGTTCACGGCGTCACAGGCTTCAGGTGCCGCACTCTTGCGGACTTCATGAAGGCGGCAGAGGACGTTAAGTCCTTAAATCGCACAAAGATCAGAAAGCAAGCAATCGAGAAATACTCACTCGAAGCGATAGCACCGAAATACCAAGACTACTTTGAGCGGCTGTTGACCCTTTGGGACGACGGTTGGTACCAACTAAACAAAGAAAAGGCCACTAAATGAGCTTATCGAAAAGACTGCGAGCAGCAGGCGAGCAACGCGCACAAAACCAGTTCGTCGAGCCGCTTGTGCCTGGTCGTCCTGCGTATTCGTCTCCAGCTGGCGTTGATGTTAATGCCGACACTGCAATTCGCATGTCAACCGTTTACGCTTGTGTTCGTCTTTTGGGCGACACTATCGCATCTCTACCGCTTGGCGCTTACGTTCGCCGCGGTCGCAACCGAATCCCGTACGCCGTGGTTTATGGCGAGCAACCAGCTTGGGTGAACAACCCCAACCCTGACACTACACGCCTCGAGTTCTTTGAGCAAGTTGTCTCCTCTTTGAATCTACACGGCAACGCTTTTATTCTCACCACTCGCGACGAAATGGGCGATGTTGTAGAACTTTACTGCGTCAACCCACAAAACGTGCGCATTCGCCGCCCAAGCGCAGAAGCCGAGATCTACTACGAAGTCACAATCGGCACGAACAGTCAGAACAGCCTGTACGACGGGCTACAATCTGCAGAGGGTGCCACAAAAACTATGATATTGACGAAGCGCGAGATGCTTCATATTCCGATGTTCAGACTCCCTGGCCAGCTTTTAGGTCTCGGTCCAATCGGCGCCGCTCGAGTTACTCTAGGTTCTGCGATGGCAGCCGAGGTTTACGCTGCCAGCTACTTTGGCAACGCCGCAAACCCAGGCGGCGTGATTGAATCTCCAGGCGAACTCACTGAGGAGCAGATCACAGACATCGCCCGCAACTGGAACCTCTCACACACGGGTCCTTACCGTGCTGGCAAGCTCGGTGTTTTGACTGGTGGTGCTTCATTCAAGCCGCTGATGCTCAACGCTGCCGACGCTCAACTTCTTGAAGTACGACGTTTCGGAGTCGAAGAAATCGCCCGCCTTTTCCGTGTGCCGATTTCACTGCTTGGCCACCCAGTAGCTGGAGCCATGAGCTTTGCATCAGTTGAAGCTCAAAACCTTTCTTTTGTTCAACACTCACTGCGCCCGCTTTTGGAGCGCCTAGAGCAAGCACTTTCACCTCTTTTGCCCGAGCCTGACGGCTTCATCAAGTTCAACCTTGATGCTCTACTTCGCGGCACCACACTCGAGCGCTACGACGCTTACACCAAAGGTTTGAACGAGGGTTTCCTTTCACTCAACGACGTCAGAGCTGTTGAAGATCTGAGCCCGCTTGGTGAATCAGGCGACCAGTACAGAGTTCCCTTGCAGAACATCGACGCATCAGACGCTAAAGATGTCGGTATGAAACTACGCACCGAGATCGCTACCAACTTAATCCAGGTTGGTTTCGAGCCGAAATCGGTCCTCGAAGCGGTCGGGTTGCCACCGATGACTCACACGGGAGTGCCAACAGGTCAGTTGCAACAAGTTTCAACGATTGACCCCGCAAACCCACTATCAGTCT